GCAAAAACACTAACTAGTGTTAATGAATTTTTTGAAAATCAATAATTTTCTTAAAAAACATAATTTTTAAACTCTATTAAATATAATTTAAATAGAGGAAGGTATATGGTCGGATGATGATGAATGAATGATTTATTACCTAATGAAAAGACTAAAGCTAGTAGAATTAATCCAAAAAAGATAATCTTATTTGGTAAACCTAAAATAGGTAAAACTACAGCATTAAGTCAATTAGATAATTGTTTAATACTAGATTTAGAAGGGGGAACATCTTATGTAGATGCTCTTAAAATTGATATTCTTGAGTTAGCCCGACAACAAGAAGTTGATCCAATTATAGTTCTAAAAAAAGTAATTAATCAATTAAAAGAAGCTAATAAGCTTAAAGGAGGTTTTGTATATAAATATGGAGCTATAGACACCATATCTGTTTTGGAAGATATGATTATGCCAATAGCTGTAAATTTATATAAACAAACTTCAATGGGTCGAAATTTTCAAGGAGATGATGTTTTAACACTTCCAAATGGAGCAGGCTATCAATACACACGTAGAGCACTTTGGTTAGTTTTAGAAGAACTTGAACAATGTTTTGACACATTAATTATTCTTGGACATTTAAAAGATAAGTTAGTAGAAAAAGACGGAAAAGAAATGACTGAAAGAGGTTTAGATTTAGTAGGTAAATCTGCTGCAATTTTATGCTCTCAAGTTGATGCTATAGGATATATGTATCGTGAAGATAATCAAACTATAGTAAATTTTGCACCATCTGATTCAATAACTTGTGGTTCAAGAAGTGAACATTTGAAAAATAAGAAAGTTACATTAATTGAATCTGATGACTCAGGTAAATTAACAGTTGACTGGAATAATATATTTATAAAAGAATAGGCTCAAAGTACAAGAGATCGAAGGCTGGAATTACAGACCTTTTTAAAGGTGTTGGCGTGGAGGTTCACTAAATCGTAGGTTAGCGGAGTATGAGGTCTCAGGGCGTTTTAAAACCTCACATATATAAGCCAATAATAATTTTTAAATATAAGCAAAATGGATTTTAATCTAAATGGAGAAGAATTTAAATCACAATCAGTTGTGATTTTTAATAATGGAGAAGCAGGTAAAGTTGAAAACGTTTCAATTAAAGTAGAAAAAAGAAAAGTAGACGAGCCAGATAATGCTCCTGATTTTAAAGTGATTTTTACAGATAACAACAATGCATCAGTTAATTTAGGTATTTATTACCCAAATGAACAATCTACTGAAGGTCAAACAAAAATGACAGTTGGTAAATGTTTAGCTATTGCACGAGCAGTTTTAGGAAATGAGTATATATTTCCAGAAGTAAAATCTACTAAAGAAGCAGTAGATGTATGTATGTCATTAACAGCTAAAGCACAAGAAAATGCTAAAGTTAATGTATTTGTTACATATGGTACTGTTGGAGCACCAAAAAAATATATTGGTGTATACAAAAACTTCGATTTTATTGAAGCAGTGGGAACTGTTGGTTCAAAATTACGTAGAACTAATAATCCATTACCAGAAAAATCACAATATAATGATTTAATGGAAAGAATTGTAGAAGATGCGGTTGAAGGTAATACTTCAACTACAACACCTAAAGACGAAATTCTTTGGTAATATAAAGTAGGGGAAATTAATTTTTCCCCTATACGGCTCTGTGGTGGAATTGGTATACACGTCGGACTTAAAATCCGATGCCTTAGGGATTGCAGGTTCAAGTCCTGCCAGAGCTACTAATATAAATAACTAAATTATGACTGAAGAAGAAATAGAAGAAAACGATGAAATAAACGAAATGAAACACTCACAACCAGTTATTGATTTCATAGAAACAATGCCTGTACAACAATTTGAATTACATGGTAAAACATGTTTTATACAATATTAAAATATGGTTATAAATTTAAACAAAAAATTAGTAACAAAAGAATCTTTACTTAAAGAAATAGACGATTGGGATATTTTTAAATTATATATTAAAGAAGATATTGATTTAAAAAAGAATATAAGTTCTCCTTTAAGAACAGGTGATGATAGACCTTCTTTTGCTTTATTTATAGGTGAAAATGCAGAAATTTGTTTTAATGATTTTGTTTTAGGTAAAGGAGATTGTATTAAATTTGTTATGTTAAAATTTGGATTAAATTTTTTTGAAGCATTAAGTAAAATTGTAATTGATGCAAATTTAGAACATAATTTTATTATAAAAAATACATTTAAAACAAATGTTAATACTAATTCTACTTATCAAAGTAGAGAAGAAATTATAAAACAATTAAATAGTACAAAACTTGGTAAAACATCAAGAGAATGGAAATTACATGATTTAACTTTTTGGAGTCAATTTGGTATAACTAAAAAAACATTAGAATTATTTAATGTTAATCCAATTAGTCATATATTTATTAATGATAAAATAATTACAGCTGATAAACATGCTTATTGCTTTACTGAAAGAAAAGATGGTAATGTTACATTTAAAATTTATCAACCGTTTAATGTAGATTATAAATGGTTAAATAACCATAATGAATCTGTGTGGCAAGGTTGGGAACAATTACCTAATAAAAAAAATTTAAGAGAATTTGACCACGATTATCTTATAATTACAAAATCATTAAAAGATGTAATGTCTATATATGATGTATGTGGTATACCAGCTATATCATTACAAGCTGAATCTGTTAAACCAAAATTACAAATAATTAATCTTTTAAAAGAAAGATTTAAAACTATATTTGTACTTTATGATAATGATTATGATAAAGAAACTAATTGGGGAAGAGAATTTGGTTTAAAATTAGCTGAAGAATTTGGTTTAGTTCAATTAGAAATTAATGAAGATTTAGAATCAAAAGATTTTAGTGATTTAGTTAAAAATTGGGGTAAATCAATTGCAAAAGAATATTTAGAAAACAATATAAAAGAAGTACCTTTTTAAAATGGAAAAAAAAGAATTAGTAGCAGTATATGGAAGTTTAAGAAAAGGATTTTATAATCATTTTTTATTAACAGATTCAAAATATATAGGTGAATTTGATACAGAGCCTATTTATGATTTATTCTCACTGGGTTCTTATCCCGCATTAGCATTAAATGGAAACACTTCTGTTAAAATGGAAATATACGAAGTAAATCAAGGAACTATGATACGCTTAGATGCGTTGGAAGGTTATTCTGGACCATGTTCACCAAATAATTTATATGATAAAATAGACATTAAAACTCCTTATGGTTTAGCTCATGTATATGTATATTCATATCCTTTAACTAGTAAAGTTAAAGTTGAATGTGGTGATTGGAAAGTTTTTAAAAATGATTTAAATCAAGAATTAACCAAAAAAAAACAAACTGAAGAAGAAAACGAAAGATTATTTACATCAAGACACAGTATAGAATAATATGGCAACAATAGTAAAAAAAGCAAGAACACCTATTATAGTAGGAAGTAATAAAAAAGGTATTTATAGACCAATGATTAGAAGTAGACATCCTTCTCATGCTCCTTTAAGACAAGCTATGGAAAAATTACCTTTTAGAAGTGTTATTAGAATGGGTTCTTTAACTGAACTAACTGATGAAGCTAGTAAGTTAGGAACTAGAGTTGAATTAAATTCAGCTGAAGCTATTAAAAATAGTTCATCAAAATTAAAAATGAAACAATGTTTTACTAGAGATGGTGTTAAAACAGCTGATTGGTTTACTTCAAATAATAATAGTAAAACTTCATTTTTATTAAATGGTACAACAGAACAAATATTAATTGAAAATTTATCATATCCTATTGTAGCAAAATCACATTTTGGTTCAAAAGGTAAAGGTAATACTTTAATTAAATCTCAAAATGAATTTGAAAGATGGATGGATGGTAAAGTTTTAACTAATTATATTTTTGAAAAATATTGTAATTTTAATAAAGAATATAGATTACATGTAACTAAAAACGGTTGTTTTTATACTTGTAGAAAAATGTTAAGACAAGAATTTAAAGATCATCCAAATTCATGGCAACGTCATGATGATAACTGTGTATGGATTTTGGAAGAAAATGAAAACTTTGATAAACCAGTTAATTGGAAAGAAATTATAGAACATTGTGTTAAAGCAGTTATAAGCTGTGGATTAGACTTTGGAGCTTGTGATTTAAGAGTACAAAATAATGTAGATGGTGATGGTAAAAAACGGCATGCATGTGATTTTATTGTAGTTGAAATTAATTCTGCACCTTCTTTTGGTGCAGTTACTTTAGAAAAATATAAAACTGAATTAAGAAAACTTTTAATTGAAAAACACAATGTCTAAAATTGTAAAAATAGAAATATCAAGATATGCACAACCTATAACATTTAATCAAAAAGTTAATATTACTTGTCAAAACGCCTATCCAATGAATGTTCAATGTTTTATTAAATATTCACCAACAAGTAATTGTCAATTACATATGTTAGCTGGTTTTGGTTCATTATTTCATTATTTTGATAAACAAGATCTCATTTTAATAATGAAAGAAATCGCAAACAAAACTTCTAAATTATTATTTTTATGTGATATAAAAGAAGGTTATTATGAAAGATTTAAACAAATATTTTCCGATGAAGATTTAAAAGTAAATAGTGTTTATAAGTCAACAAATGGATCAGAAATGAGATGTATTATATTTAATATATCAAAATACAAAAATTTAAAAAAATAATGAAAAAAACAATAGGAATTTACGCAGATACATTTAATGGTAAAATTGGACAAACATTTGCATATATGCAATTTTTTAGTCAATTTGGATTTGTTAGATTGTTATCTACATTAGATAATTTACAAAATATAGAAAATGAAATTGATGTATTGGTACTACCAGGTGGTGCGGATGTGGATGTTGCAACTTATAATGCCATTCCAGGTGTTATGGATAGTAGAACTAACCAACATTATGAGTTTCTTGATAAAGTATTATTACCAAAATTTATTGAAGCGAATAAACCAATTATAGGTATTTGTAGAGGTTTACAACGTTTAAATACATGGTTTGGTGGTACATTAAATCAACATATTATTGGTCACCAACAAGGTGAAGATAGAACTGCTACTAAACAACCTTTACAATTTTTAAATGAAGAAGAACAAATCTTTGTAAATTCAATGCATCATCAAAGTATTGATACATTAGGTAAAGGTTTTGAAATTATTGGTTATACTCCTTCTTATGTAGGATGTTATTCAAATTTTACAACAATTCTTCCTTGGAGAGAATATGATAAAAATCAAAATGTAAATAAAAGAGTTGAAAGACCTGTAACTATTGAAATTATTAAACATTCTGAATTACCAATATTAGCTTTTCAATATCATCCTGAAGAATTTAATTGTAGTTATGCTGTATCCCAAATCAAAAAATTAATTAAATAATGGAAGAAAAAGAAAATAAAAAAAAAAGAAAATTAGTAGTATTAGTAAATCCTTCTGCAGGTAATGAAAGTTATATAAACTATTTATCAATGAAATTTGATGTAACAGTTGTTGATGCAAAAAAATATAATAATGAATCATTAGATTTAATATTATTTACTGGAGGAGAAGATGTTAATCCTAAATATTATAATCAAGAAACTGGTAGATATACAGCTATTAATATAGAAAGAGATAAATTTGAACGTGATTATATGTTTGATAGATTTCCAAATGTTCCTAAATTAGGAATATGTAGAGGTTCTCAATTTATAACAGTAATGTCAGGTGGAAAATTAGTGCAACATGTAAATGGTCATGCAATTGGTAAATTACATGAACTTAGTTTTAAAAAACCATATTTTGGTGGTGTATTTAATATTACATCTACACATCATCAAATGATGTTTCCTTATAATCTAAAAGAAGAAGATTATAGTATAGTTGCTACTTCAAAATATTTTTTATCAAATACTTATTTAAATGGTAATAATAATGAAACAGAATTACCTAAAGGATTTGAAGAATGTGAAATAGTATTTTATCCAAAATACAATGCGTTAGGTATTCAAGGTCATCCTGAAATGCCAAACTGTCCTGCAGATACTAAAGATTTCTGCTTATTATTAATACAAAAAATATTAAAACTTTATTAAATGGTTGAAAATAAATATAATATAACGCTAGGAAGTGATCCAGAAATTTTTATATGTAATGATACTGAAATTGTATCGGCAGAAGGTTTAACAAACGGTACTAAATATGATCCAATTCCAATTACAGATAAAGGTCACATGATACAAGAAGATGGTATTGCTTTGGAATATAATATTCCATCATCTTCTACTTGTAAAGAATGGATTGATAACCATCAATTTGTTCAAAATTATTTAGCTGTATTAATTAAAGCTAATGGTTATAAATTTAGTAAAGAACGTAGTTCTGAAATTAATGAAAAGTATTTACAAACAGAACAAGCAACTACTTTTGGTTGTGAACCTGATTTTAATGTTTACACTAGAGATTTTAATGAAACACCTGATTCAAATACAAATCTTAGATGTGTAGGAGGTCATGTTCATATTGGATACCCTAATCCTCAAGATGAAACAACTGAAAAAATTGTTAAAATGTTTGATATATATTTAACATTACCAGCATTATTTAAAGATAATGATTTAAGACGTAGAGAATTATACGGAAAACCTGGTAGTTTTAGATTTAAAGATTTTGGAGTTGAATGTAGAGCATTATCTAATTTTTGGATTCATTCAGAGGAAGATATGACTTGGGTTTGGGAACAAACTATTAAAGCTGTAAATTGTGTTTTAGATGGAGAAGCAGATGTTTTAATTGAAGCTTATTCAGAACAAGTTAGAGAAGCTATTAATAATGTTGATTTAAAATTAGCAAATGATATTTTATTAATAATTGAAAATTCAGAAAAAAAAGAAAAAATAACAATTTAAATTAAACAAATATGTGTGGAATTTTTGGTTGGGCTGGTAAAGATCCAAAAAAATTTAATAAAGCAAAATTTGATATTCAAGGTTTATACAATAATTCTAGGGGTGGTGATTCATGTGGTGTTACTACAGATGGTGAAATTTATTATGGTGCTATTGCTGGTAGAAAAAATTATGATGATTTTTTAGTAGAAAATAATTATGATATTCCAAAATTAATACCTACAGTATTTGGACATACAAGAAAATCAAGCCATGGTGTTGTAAATGCTAATAATGCACATCCTTTTGGTTTTGGTGACCATAATGATGGTTATAAATTTATAGGATGTCATAATGGAACTTTGCATAATCATAAACAATTAGCAGCAACATATAATGTTGAAGAAAGTATATTTACTATAAATGATAGAAATATTAAAATTTTAGATAGAAATAAAATAGATTCTGAAATATTATTAGAAGCTATTTATAATAGTCATAGTTTTCATCCATTAGAAGATTATATTGGTGGAGCAGCTGTTATATTTACAGATACAGAATTTCCTAATATTATTTATGCGTTTCATGGTGCATCTAGAAAAGATGAAGATGACGATCCTAAAAAAATTGTAGAAGAAAGACCATTATTTTATTATATTGAAAATAAAAATAGTTTATATATATCTTCATTAGCTGAAAGTCTAATAGCTATTGGTGGAGAAATTAATGAAAATATTTTTGAATTTGAATGTAATGTTGTATATAAAATAACAAATGGAGATATTAAAAATGCTCAAACTTTTAAAATAAATAGAAGTAAATCTCATCAATCTGCTTATTCTCGTATTAATTGGGGTCATGGTCCTAATTTTTCTATGATTGGTAATAGTGTAGATCGTTATAAAAAAATGAGAAATAAACAATCTTCTCATTCTCATAAAAAAAACAAAAAAGATTTATTAAATTTTGATGTTACTAATATTTATGAAGAAAAAGAAGAAAGATTGTTTAAATCACCAATTATATTTTCAAATTTAAGATATAAAAGAAATGGTCATAAAGCTGAAGGTATATTTACTTGGGTTTCAGAATATGGATTAATATATTTAACTCATGATGCTAGTGCTGCTCAAAAAGAAGTTATTCAATTAATGGATATTCCTTTTTGTATGAAAGAAGGTTCTTTTATAAGATCAAAACAAAAACAATTAGAACTTAATTATAATTCTGATGATATTATAATACCTTTTCAAACAATTAAGCATACTACAGCTCCTTTATTATATATATACGATGGTATTTTATTACAATATGAAACAGATTATCTTGCTTTAGTTAATAAATTTAAAGAAAAATTTACGTTTGAAGATTTATCACGTATGAGTAAACATCCTATCATTGATACTAGATGTACATTTAGACCGTCTACAAATCAAGAAATTTTAAAAGATGGTGAATTGTTTACAGGTAATATTTGCCCACTTGGTTCTAAAAAAATATATGATATTGAAAATGGTAATTTAATGAGTATTACAATGAGAGATGAAGCTATCAATAATGATTCTTCAGTAATTGCATTACCTTTAAATACAATGTGTCATATTAAACAACAAGATGATGAAACTTTTATTAATAATACTATAAGAGATTTTGTTAAAGAAACACAAGGTATTAAAGAAATTGTAGATTTTATAGCAACAGAAGATGATGAAATTGATGAAGATCCTATATTAGAAGTTCCAGATGATTCATTAGCTTTAGAAGTAATAGATAAATTGATGACTCCAATTTATGTAAACTTACAAGAAGCGGAAATAGAACTTAAAAAATACAATACACATGAATGTGTTAAAAATGTATTAGAAGCTAATAATGATTATTTAATTAGTTTAAATGAACTTATAAACGTATAATAATATGGAAACGACAGTTACAACTGTAAATAATAAAAAAGAATTATTAGAAAATTGTAGACTTATTGATAAGCAATATTATTTAATTGGAAATGTTAAAATTGAAAATTCTGGAGATGTTTATAATATTAATGGGAGATACATTAGATTTAACACAAACAGACTTGTATATAATCATTCAGTTAATGAGTATCAATTAAAAAACGATAGTTTAGTAAATGGTATTATTAAATTTGATAAAGAAGAACCTATTTTTGGTTATTTTACATTAAATTATTTAAAATGTATACAGGTAATACTTAAAGACAAAAAATGTTTTTGGTGTATTAACGAAAATGTATTTAATTTAAATTATAGAGAGGAATTATCTACAGGTATTTTTTATCATATTTCATTAAAACCTTGTTTTGCTTTAAATTTAATTAAAAAAGTAAAACTATTCCACCGCAGGCGTCTGTAAAGAGGCGCTCTGATTCATGTTATTCAACCTATATTTAGTCTCGTTACAACCTCTTGCCTGGGTTGTTACAAACATAATCGTTCCCAAAACGGCTAAAACGGTCAAAAAAAGTAATATATTCTCAAAAAGCGAATCAAAACGCTGACTTTCCATAATTAAATCTCTCTTTTCTTAATATTAAATCGCACATACGAGTATGCTTTATTTACACGCTCAGGGACCTGAACCTCTTTGCAGCTTAGAGCATAGTTGCCTGCGACAGCTGAGGTTGTGGCACCCATAGCTTGCCTAAGCTGATTTTGTAGTGCCTTGTGCCTTTCCTCTAGTGGGTCTAAGGCCTGCTTAAGGGTCTTAATTTCTTCACCAAGGGAGAAGTATTCATGAGATTGAAGTATAGCTGCGACATCCTGATCAAGGCTTTTTGGAGTATCTTCTAGCTTGCCTATTAATGCAGTGACTAACTGTGTGTCTGCGGCTGTTGCTACAGGAGGCACGTCGTTTTTTATATTCCATAAAAACTTCTCAGCAAGAAACACCAGCTGGTCAAATATCTTTTGTTCAAAATCTATTTTAGTTGGGGCAAAGGTTGAAATCTCACCTCCTACTAAAGGGGCAATAACTCCTTGCTTATATCCTGTCACGCCCATTTGCCATATAAGCTGCGCTTTAACAGAAAGGGGTACGTCGTCTCCCCAGTTTTGTGAAGACCTCCAAGAGACATTTTTGCACTCAATTAAATGAGGCTCGATAGGGAACTCAGTGGGCGCAAACGTTGAAAAATCGGAGTCGCCAACTACATCCATTGGCCATCCAAAATAGTCAGGCGTAGCAGTTGCCCACTCTAAAGTATCGTGTCCAAAGAGTGTGTTGGCGTGGCGGACCTGCATGTTTAGTTTTCTGCCGCATAAATGAGCGATAGGCCCTTCCATCATTGTACCCCACCACATGTAATCATTGCCAAGT